ATCCCTGAGAGATTCAAAGTTCGGCGTGTCGTTATTCGTGTCAACGAGGTTACTAAACCGTTGGAGTTTGTCGAACATTCGAACTCTAAGACCATTGTAAGGTCCCCCCGGAGCGAGTGATATGTTAAGCGGACCGTAGTCTTGCTGCTTCTTGAGAATGATTTCCTTGAGCTCGGCGTGGATTGCTTCAACATCTCGTTCAAGCTTTCCAAGCTTTGCGTCAACGGCGCTAAGGTCTCCATTACTCACCTGTACCATCCATTTCCTTTTTAGTCTTGAGTTCAAAGTTGGTCATCTCAGTCTGGCGCTCATTGAGCGCAGCCCATACAGCCCCGCCTTGCCCTAGTGGGGCAGCGCAGAGGAGCGCAGTCAGCGCAATGAGGAGTCTTTCCCCTTTTTTATGGTCTGTCTCGTAAGCAAAAAACACATCATAAAGAGAACCGAAAAGGTCAAGTACTTTATCTTCCGAGACGGGAATCCCAATGCTCGCTTCCATTCCTCTGACATATTTCCAAATGCTCCTATCCAGCGGTAATACAATCTCTGATTCGCTCATCTATCCATTCCTTTCCGTACTTTAAGATGACGCTATTTACGTCCTCTCCGTCAGGCATAGGTACAACATTAGCATTGGATAGCTCTCGGCTAATCTTCTTGCCCATCTCTGCGCCTGCATTGTCACCGTCTGCTAGGACAATAACAAAGTCAAAGTCATCCAAGATTCTAGAGTAGTGGGGCTTCCATGAGGAAGCGCCGGGTACCCCAACAGTTGGATGAACTGTCTTGACTGACATCATTATACAATCAAACTCCCCCTCAGTCACGCAGATATATTTCGTTGCGTTGAAGACTGCTTGGGTGTTGAACATGGTGGTCTGAGCACCGGGTAGCCCCATGTACTTAGGCTCTGCTCCATTGATAGAGCGAGCTCGTATATCTACCACACCACTAGGTGTGATGTATGGGATGACTAGACGATTAGCAATAACCTCATGTCCCGGTAGCGGTTCTGCGACTACTCCGAGATGAAACCGCTGCGCTTCTTCTACCGACAGACCTCGGTTGGCTAGATATTCCTCCGCCAGACCGATGTGCGAAGCGTACAGGTTCGTCGCCTTGAGTAGAAATTGTCTGTGCGTATTCGATAGCCTCACGTAGGCTTCCACCTCTCTCGTTTCTAATTAAATCGTATGTATCGCCAGCGACTCCGCAACCGTGGCACTTAAATCTATTCAACTCATAGTTCACAGCTGCGCTCGCTGTCCTGTCATCATGAAATGGACACTTCATCTTGCGCCACCCATGACCATGAGTAGGTGTGTGTGCACCGATATGATTTAAGTAGTCTTCAATGCTGTGCTTATCTGCCATTACTCTCTCCCTTTCAATGCTAGCTTAAGTAAATCTAACCATACTTGTGCAGGCATAGTGGCGTACCACTCAGCAGGGCTCCCCTTGCCCTTGCGTTTGTGTACCACTACACCTGTCCAAGCCTTGTCATTAGCCATCTCCGTAGCTAATTCTTCTAGCCAACCAGCTAGCTTCATGGTGGCGTGGTTCTTAATCTCGAAGGTTACACCCGGTATGCCCGATATATCTCCCTTATCTAGGGTAGCTCCAGCAAGTCTACGGTCAGCGTACTGAAAGCCGTTGTCTTTCAACCACTTCACAACATCTCTTTCAGCTGCTGAACCTTTAGCCTTGGCTGGGTTAGACATAATCGTGTATATCCTCCTGTATTGTTTCCTGTGTGTAGTCTCTGACTACATCTTCTAAGTACATACGCTCGGGGTCAAAAGATAATTGAACGTATGTCTGCCCTGTTTGGTCAGCCCTGCCATAGCGATTCTTTACCGGTGCTACGCAGAGGTAGGAATCTAAACCATTGGGCAGCACTTGCTGACCCACAGTCAACACCATCGCTGGTATCTGTGCAACCTTACCCTGCAAGGCAGAGCGTGGTTGGCATGGGTAACCTTGAGAACCTTCTTGTGTGTGGTGCAAGACTAGTACGCAGGCATTGGTATCACGGGCTAAGAACTTAAGCTCCTTCATAATCTGACGCATCGCAGCGAACTCTTCAAAGCCATCCAGTGCTACGTCCATGAGATTGTCAACGACAATCAAGGTAGGACTTCTACCCCAGATAGTTTCAAAGGCAGCAACCTCTTCGTCAATATCTTTAAGTGATGGGCTTGATTCAAAAGACCAGTAAAGATGTGCGTTGTCTGAGAGTATTGCTTCAGCTGTGTCAGGGTTGTTCTTGAGCAGGTTCTCTGCTGCTTGCTGTGTCATCTTGCCACTCATAGAGATGAGTCGCATAGCCATGGTGTGAGCGTTGGTATCAGCTGAAAAGTAAAGCGTAGGTTGTTTTAATCGTGCTGCTATGTGCAGCGCAATGGATGACTTACCAGCGCCGGGAGTACCAGCAATGACAGTTACCTCTGCTCTTCGCAAGACAATACCTGCTCGTTCGAAAGCTTGAAAGGGAGCCTGTAACGGCTCCCCTCCGACTTCTGATTTACGAACTGTGCGTCGTAACGTTTTCATGGTTACTTGATTTTGTCAGGTACGAATGTGTTCCACTCTGGGTCATGCTTGTTAACATAGATTGTCTTGCACTTGTCGGTTGCCCCTGCTGGTGATGGACAGAAGTAACCCTTGTAGATTCCACCTTCTTTAGATGGACCTTGGATTGCTGTCTGCTTGCCATGCCTACATGAGCGTCCGCCCCCGATAGGGGCTGGGCTAAAAGGTGGTGTATCAACTACCTGTGCTCCCGGAAATGCGTTAGCAAGTACTGCTGTTGCACTCTGTGCCGGTGCTGCAACTGCGCCACGTGCTGTTGCTTCTAGTTCAGTGACTGCTGACCTTAATGATTCAAGGCTCAGTGCCACTGTGTTATCGAGCTCGTCTGCTGACTCAGCACGTACAGTAACAAGGCTACCCGCAGGTGTCTTGACTGTGATGCTGATGCGTGATTCGGTACTACTCATTTGCTTCTCCTTTGTTGTCGGTTGTTTTCCATACACAATGTGCAGAGTATCCACACATGTTGCATGAGTCGTAGTTTGGAAGGAAGATGTTATCACGTCTTGCTCTTTCAAACATGTCTACAAGTGTCTCAATCTTATCGTCCGTGTAGGGAGATAGGTCAATCACTTCAGACAATTCTTGTTTACGTGCCATCCAGTAGTAACCAATGTTGGCTTCAATACCGTACTTCTTCTTGAGTCCATAGCGATAGAAGGCTGGCTGTAGCCCTGTCTTAGGGGTTGTCTTGCCGGTCTTAATATCTACCACTGCGTAGATGCCAGTCTCAATGTGCTGCATCACTCGGTCTAAGTACATCTTTACAGGTACACCGTTGATGTCGCAGCTAATATCAAGCTCCACCATAGGTGAGCCGTCAGGTAGTTTGGCTATCTGCCATACATTGACCTGCTCTTCACGCCACTGTACCCAGTTAGCAAAGAACTTATAGCCATTGGTAAACCACCAGTCGCCATCTTCAGGGTCGCGCTTAGCATTGGCTACACGCCATCCGCTTGCTTGAGATAGGTCGTACTCTTTACGCTCTAACTCAGTGGACTTCCATGATGCTTTCCATAAATCTAATAGGTCAAAGCTCATGCTGACACTTCCATATCGAATTCGTTTTCATGGACGAGAGTACATTTTGTACAGACGTAAACTTTGTATTGCATATACCAACGCTTGTGAAGTTTCTTGCCTTCAGCTGAACACATATTGCATGCAGCCATGGCATCACGGATTCAATCTGTCGTAGGTTTCAGTTGCATGGTGCACTGCTGAGCCACCATAGAACCACCATGCCGGTGTCTCTGCCACGCCTTGCACTCGAGATAAGTAGTACTTCCACCCGCACTCAAGCCATGTGGTCATCGAGCTATAACTTATGTGGTCGGGAAGATTCTCCCCATTAATTTCAATCATGTCTGCTCTCCTTAGTTGCTCTCTCTTTTAGGTAGAGACAGTGCAGGGAAGGAGAGAGCCAAAACCTGCACTGCCGTCGGTTACCTTAACACATTACAACTGCTTTCGCAGCTAACGGAGTAATGTATTAAGACGCTAGCCGTGTCCAAGCACACGGATAGCAATAGTTGCGGGCTTCATTGAAGTCCCATGTCGGTACCCAAATAGGTACATCGCATTGCCAGCATTTAGTTTCAACGCACTTGGTCATTGTTGGAACGTCGAGGCTCATAGGTTTACCTCTGTCTCATGCTTGCATTCTTCGCAGATAGCGTTGCCACTATCGCCCTCTACATACATTGTTACATCTTCGTTGTTGTGCTGACACGATGGGCATTCCCACGTCCAGTCTCTTTCAACTACGTTAACTCCACTGCTCATATTCTCTCCTTAGTAGTAGCCGTTCTTGCGGTGGAAAGCCCAAGCTATGGATGGCTTTCCGTACCGGTGCTTAATGTACTCCATTCCCATGTCAATCTGAGTAGGTGCAGGAATCTTTGTGCTCATGCCTAGTATCTGCGGGATACCACCAGCATGAGAGCCGTCAGTAGGGTCACCTACCTCAGGATTGTAAGCCAAGGGATTCCAATGGCTTTCAGCTGTCCACAACTTAAC